ATACGTGACAGGTGCCTTTTCAGGTAAAAAACATACAGAAGAAACTAAACAAAGAATAAGTAACTCAACAAAAGGTATGAAAAAGTGGCTGGGCAAAAAGCATAAGCCTGAGACTATACAAAAAATAAAAGAAAGAGCCTTACTGCGTGAAAATAATAACATGCTAGGAAAGAATCATTCAATTAAATCCCGAAAACTAATGAGCCAAAAAGGTAAAGGAAAAGTTTTCGCTAATAATGGTATAAAAAATATTAAATGTTATCCCCATGAAATTCCCGATGGATATTCCCGAGGCCGTCTGTAAACACTCTACCAATATGATAGACTAAGGGGTGCGACATTCGGTCGCACCTGTTGACAAACGATTTCTATTGACTCTTCCGTTCCTTTGTGCTATTATATCCACATAATGATGAAAGGAACAAAAATGAAACTGATCCCTCTCGGTTCTAATCAGAATCTCGTCCGTCTTAACAGCGGTGTTGAAGTCCTTTTTTCCTACCGCACGCCCGTTGCGGCTTTCGTGCCTGGCACGGGTTACGTCCGTACCAACCATAACTGGTCCCGCACGACCAGCAAGCATATCAACCGTTGGCTCGGCAAGTATCCTTGCGGTGCTGTAGATCAGTCCTTCCTTGACAACCTTGTAGGAGTTTAATATGACTCGTCCTGCTAATCTTTCTTCCGATGCTGTCTTTGATGCTGAATTTGGTCTCTGGATTGAATACGAAGATGGCATCTTTGATAATGATGGGTATGAATACGAAGTAGAAAAGCATTATGACGAAGATGGTCATTTGGTCATGATTCTGGAAATGGAGGTCTAATATGTATATCTTTTACACTCAATATGGAACCGAGATGCAGTATCAAGTTGCCGCATATTGTTTGCCGACTTGCTATGATACATCTTGGTGGCGTGTTCCTGGTATCTCACATGAGGATGAATAATATGTCACGAATGTCCGATCTTGCTATTCAGGCCGAGAACCTTGTTATTGAGGCAATGGAAGTGCCGGGTATTGTAACTGATTTTGATGTTCTTGAATATGTAAATGAACGTCTGTCCGTTGAGGTAGATTTGCAATTTGTTGAGAGTGTCCTTGACAAGTTTTTCGGTGATGACTGGGCTGGTGGTTGCAATATCCCTTCCTACAACTGAGGTGACAAAATGAGAACTCGTGAATATACCAACAAGATTATAGAAATGGTTGATGAAGGTCTAATCGATCGGGATATGCTTATCCGTGATCTTCTGAACTATATGTCCGAGTCCGATGTTGCCGATTTTTATGACTCGTATTATGGTCAGGACGAAGATGAGGACGATGGCCAGCCGTCGGAAGCCGATGAATGGCACGACTATGATCCCGGATGCTAAATGTCTACAGTCTACCTTTTCTATAGACTATGGGTGCGACATCCTGTCGCAGCGGTTGACATACGATTTCCCTTGCAAAGCGGAACGGAATGTCCTATAATATATCTATAATGTGAAATGAGGTGAAACAAATGGCTAATCTTACGATCTCTCCTACCGTTGTTAAAGTGCTCCAGGTGATCAAGCCTGGCGTTCCTGTTACCCCGTCCGAAATTAATGCCCATGTCGGCGACGGCGATTATGCGTCTAAGCACGTCTGGTACCTGGGCAAGTTGGGCTTTCAATTCACTATTCAGAAAGACGGCCGCAAGGTTTCGTCCTATACCCTGATTTCTGAGCCTGACAATGCCGAAGCAATCCGTAACACTGTTCATGGTGCTGCTCGCAAGGCTGCTAAGACTAAGGCACCCAAGGCTGCTAAGCCTAAGACTGTGACTGTTATTGTTCCTAGCAATCTTGATACCGCTATCACTGGTGCCAAGGTTCAGGTTGTGCCTAAGGTCAAAGCGCCTAAGAAGGTTGCTAACAAAAAGTCCGTTGCTGATATCAAGGCAGCGAACCTTGCTAAACTCAAGGCCGTTGGTCAGCGTTTCAAGGCTGAACAGGTTCAGGTTCTTACCGAAGCACCTGCGTCCACCTCGTTTAGCATTGACAACGACTGGGACTCGGTCGAAGGTCTTGATCTTGCGAAACTCGTTGGCTAAGGAGTGCTAATATGCCTTATATTAACGTTGAAGTCGACCTCGAATCTGTAATCTATGAACTGGAGACTCAAGGATATACCGTATGTGATCCAGGCACCGAGTCTGATAATGTAGAAACAATCAAGGACATGGAAGATGATATCTATAATCTTTACCAGGACTTTATATGCTGGAAAGATTTGGGTATGAAAGACTCAACTTTCGAGGTCGCAATGAAGCGGTTCTTCGAAAAGCATACCGATAGCCTTGTAGTTTAAGGAGAAATAAATGACCCGTCTCAAAATCAAATACAAAAGCAATCTGGTTTTGCGTGGGTCAAACGTCCACGTTCCTGAATATAGTGTCTATGTCGGCCGTGTGGTAAGTCCACGGCCGTCTTGGCTTTCCAAAGACGAGTTTCTTTTTACAACTGGCGATATTGACTCGCCTGTTCGTATTCTCAACAAGCAAAATATAATAGAAGCATGGGTGTCCCATAAGAACATTGACGATGGTGTGACACTCGTTCCTGGTGAAAAGCGACCGTATGTTGTGACTCGTGGTCCCTTCGGTCGCTATTCGTGCAACTGTACCGCATATGGCTATCGGCAGCGATGTTCTCATATCGATGGAGTGAAACATGGATAATGAAGTAGAAATCGAACGCAAGATTGCTGCAATGGAACTTTTGTTGCAGCGTGGATATATCTCTCTTGCCAAGTTCCTGGAGTTTATGCGGAGGGTTAGAAAGTAAATGAAACTGGCATGGTTATGTTATGATTATGAAGACCGTTGTTATCCTTACACCTACAAGGATCCGGTAATCTTGTTCGAGGAACCGTTACAGTATCTTTATGATAAGGTTGTTCCTATCGTATATGCGGAGATTGTAGAATGAATGATGAAGAACTAACTTTATTATGTGAAGCAATAGGTATGTTAGCAAAAGTTTATCTAATGACGAGGTCTGGCTTACCACTAACTGAAAAACAGATAGATGACATAAAGAGCATTATTAATACATATGTGGATATTGTAGAATGAAAACCACCCAGAAACTTTACAAGATTGACTCCAACGGTAATACTCGTGTATGGTGGATGGAGTATGACAATACCAAGTATCGCACTCATTCAGGTATCGCTGGCGGTAAGATTGTGGTTTCTGGTTGGAAGTATCCAGAGGCCAAGAATGTTGGTCGTGCTAATGAAACATCTGTGAAGGAGCAGGTTGAGTTAGAGGTTCAGTCGCAGGAGACTAAAAAGTCCTGTCAAGGCAAGTATCATGCCAGCATGACACTCGCCAATATCGGTGCCAAGTTCTATGAATGTATGCTGGCCTCAAAGTATGATCCCAAGAAGAATACAGACTTTCCATATTACTCGCAACCCAAACTAGATGGCATTCGCTGTCTGGTTTCAAAGGACGGTATGCAGTCCCGCAATGGCAAGCCTATTCTTTCTTGCCCGCATATTCTTGAGGCACTTGAACCGTTCTTTGACAAGTATCCTGATGTTGTGCTTGATGGTGAACTGTATAATCACGACCTGAAAAACGACTTTGAAAAGATTGTTTCTCTTGTTCGTAAGACAAAGCCGACTGCCGAAGACTTGGAAGAGTCAAAAGAGTTGGTTCAATACTGGATATATGATTGTATTCTGGAAGGACCTTACGATTGCATTAATGGTAAATCGGTTGGTGATAGACTTAACATGGCATCGGTTGCTTGTGGTAAGTCTAAAGATAAATGTATCCGCACAGTGACTACTAGTAAAGTTTCTGATGAACATGACATTGAAACAATGCTTGGAAACTATCTTGAACAAGGTTATGAAGGTCAAATGCTTCGTGTTCCTGACTCTATGTATGAAGGCAAGCGTTCAAAAGGACTAATCAAGCATAAAGAGTTTGAGGACGACGAGTTTGAAATCGTCTCTATCGAAGAAGGTCAAGGTAACTGGGCTGGTGCTGCTAAGCGTATCGAAATCCGTTTGGAAGACGGAACGACACAGTTTTCAGGAGTGCGTGGCTCGTTTGACTTTCTAAAAGAACTGCTGTATAATGCTAATGATTATATCGGCACGGACGTTACCGTGAGGTATCAGAACAAAACGGATGATAATAAACTCCGTTTCCCTGTTATCGTTACATTCTGGAAAGGTAAGCGTGACCTATGACCGAGATTAGAAAGATTGACATTGAACTGAATGAACGTGTGGAGACTGGTCCTCTCCAGTTTGGCGATGACTGGCCAGGCGTGTTTATTCGTGGTGACAATGCTGCTTATTATGCCATGGTGCTTCGTCAACACCTTGATGGTGGTGATGATGTCTTTGGCAAAATGGCACTAGAAAGTCTCTATAAAGACCTAACAGGGTGTATAGTGAAATGATTACCGACTACATGAGACAGATAGCATATAACGAAGGTTGGAAAGCATACACTGATAACTTTGATTGTAGGGATAATCCATATGAAGGTAATAGTGATGAGTTATATTATATGTGGGATGATGGTTGGTGGGATGCTTTTTACGATTTACGAGGATGAAGCACGATGA